ACCACCACCCACAAGCTCGCAACGGAGGTAGACATCTACGACCTGTTCTTAGAGAATATGGGTGAGCGTAAATACAATGTAATCAAAGGAACATCCAAAGTAGCAGCAAAAATGTTTCTGAACGAATCCCTTGACGTGGTATTCATAGACCTAACCCATACCTATGAAGCAGTAAAGGAGGATATCAAGCTATGGCTACCCAAAGTAAAGAAGGGAGGCTTCATCGCAGGAGATGACTACCACGAACATTGGAGGGGAGTAATCCAAGCCGTAGATGAACTGCTGCCACGAGCTACGTTCATAGATGACTGTTGGATTTACCAAAGGTGAAGAACCACACAAAGGTCTACCTCAAAGGGATGGGCTACTCCACAACCGACTTCATCCCTTGCGAGGTATGTCAAGGCCAAGCCGTAGACATCCACCACATAGAATCTCGTGGGATGGGTGGAAGCAAAATTGCTGATACCATAGAAAATCTGATGGCTCTATGCCGAAATTGCCACGTTGCTTATGGTGATATTAAGGAATGGAAGGAGCGACTTCAAGCAACACACAACCACCACCTATCAAAAAGAGTTATTTAGTTATGCAAAGAGCAGCAATCGGTACAATCATACCAAACCCAGTCAACCCAAGAATCATAAAGGATGACAAGTTCAAGAAGCTTGTAAAGTCCATACAGGAGTTCCCACAGATGCTTGAGCTGCGCCCAATCGTAGTAGATGGGAATATGGTAGTGCTTGGGGGAAATATGCGCTTAAAGGCGTGTATTGCCGCAGGACTGAAGGAAGTACCCATCATCGTAGCAGACCAACTGACCGATGCGCAGAAGGCTGAGTTCATAATTAAGGACAACGTAGGCTTTGGTGAATGGGATTGGGACTTGCTTGCCAACCAATGGGATGTAGAGGCGTTAGAGGATTGGGGTCTTGAACTGCCATTTGACAATACCCCTGTGCTTGAAGCGGAAGAGGATGACTACGAAGCCCCATCCGAAATAAAAACGGACATAGTTTTAGGGGACTTAATAGAGATAGGCAACCACCGTCTGCTATGTGGGGACTCTACCGATAGCGATGCAGTCGCAAGGCTTATGGATGGACAGAAGGCTGACCTTGCCCACAACGACCCTCCCTATGGTATGAAGAAGGAGAATGATGGAGTTCTAAACGACAACCTGAACTATGATGACCTGCTTGAATTTAACAGGCAATGGATTCCCGTTCAGTTTATGAACTTAAAAGAGAATGGCTCTTGGTACTGTTGGGGGATTGATGAGCCGCTTATGGATATTTATAGCAACATCTTAAAACCTTACGCAAAAGAAGGAACGCTATCATTTAGGAATTTACTGACTTGGGACAAGGGTAATGGTCAAAGCCAAAAATCAGATACAGTAAGAAGCTTTGCAACGGCAGATGAAAAGTGTTTATTTGTTATGCTTGGTGGTCAAGAGTTCAACACAAACAAAGAGAACTACTTTGAAGGCTTTGAGTCAATCCGTGAATATCTGCTAACCCAAAGGAATAAAATGGGATGGTCTTCTTCTGACATTGTTGAGATGACAGGAAAGACATCTGCCACTCATTACTTCAGTAAGAGTCAATGGCATTTCCCTACTCGTGAGCATTACGACACTATTAGGGCGGCAGCAAAAGGTTCAGCCTTCCACAAGGAATATGACAAGCTTCGTGATGAGTATGAGTTGGCAAATAAAGATTACGATGCAGTCCGCCAAGAATACTATAAAACCCGAAGCTACTTCAACAACACGCACGACAATATGAACAACGTGTGGCACTTCCCTCGACACAGGAAGGATGGTAGCGAAGGCGGTCACGCAACACCTAAACCCATTCCGCTTTGTGAGCGAGCCATAAAAAGCAGCTGCCCCGATGGTGGTCTTGTTATGGATTCTTTTCTCGGTAGTGGTTCTACTATGGTGGCATCGCATCAGCTTGGCAGGAAGTGCTATGGTATGGAACTTGAACCGAAGTATTGCCAAGTCATAATAGACCGAATGCACAAGCTCGACCCATCCCTTGAAATCAAAATAAACGGCAAGCCTTATGACAAGTAGTGACATCCATAAAAAGGCAATGCTTGATGCGTTGGAGAAATCTTTAGGGGTTGTGACCTCCGCTTGCAAGAGTGTTGACATTGCAAGGCAAACGCATTACCGTTGGCTGCAAGAGGATAAAGAATACAAAGCAGCAGTCGATGAACTCTCAGACGTAGCGATAGACTTCGCAGAGAGCCAGTTGCACAAGCAGATAAAGGAGGGCAACTCCACCGCTACTATCTTCTTTCTAAAGACCAAAGGCAAGAAGCGTGGATACGTGGAACGCCAAGAGGTAGACGTATCTTCGGGCAAGCTATTTCAAATTGAGGTGCTTGGCGAAGATTCAGACCAATAAAGTATATAACCACCTAAAGCGCAGCGACAAGAAGATAGTCGTTGAGCAGGGCGGTACTCGTAGCGGAAAGACGTATAACATCCTGCTATGGGTAATTTTCTATTATAGCACACGAGAAACCAACAAGACTATCACGATATGCCGTAAGACGTTCCCTTCGCTTCGTGCTTCGGTGATGCGTGACTTCTTTGAGATACTACGCAACCACGACCTGTACAGTGAAAGCTACCACAACAGGTCAAGCCACGAGTACTACCTGAATGGCAACCTTGTGGAGTTTATCAGCCTTGACCAACCGCAGAAGATACGAGGCCGCAAGAGGGACTTGCTATACATCAACGAGGCCAACGAGCTGACGTATGAGGATTGGCAGCAGCTTATCCTGCGTACCGAAGGCAGGGCAATCCTTGACTACAACCCCTCTGATGCGTTCCATTGGATATACGATAAGGTTGTAACCAGAGATGACTGCGAGTTCCATCAGACCACCTACCTTGATAACCCGTTCCTTGATAGCAGCATCCGAAATGAAATAGAACGCTTGCGTGATACCGATAGCGACTACTGGAGAATCTACGGACTGGGTGAACGTGGTATGAGCAGAGCCACCATCTTCCAATATGGGCAGGCAGAGATACCAACGGATGCCACGCTCTTATGTCACGGGATGGACTTCGGCTATACCAACGACCCTACCGCACTTGTGGCAGTTTACAAGTCGGGGGACAATCTTTATGTGGATGAGCTTATCTACCGCACGGGTATGACCAACCCCGACATCAGCAACGTATTGAACTCTCTTGGGCTTGATAGGAGGGCAGAAATATATGCTGACTCTGCTGAACCCAAAAGCATCGAGGAGCTGCATCGTATGGGATGGAACGTGAAACCCACGCAGAAGGGCGCAGATAGCGTTATCGTGGGTATTGACGTGCTGAAGCGACACAAGCTATTCGTTACCCCACGAAGCAGCAACCTAATCAAGGAACTTCAGAACTACAAATGGGTAGAAGACAAGAACGGCAACCTACTCAACAAACCCATAGATGCATTCAATCACGCCATAGATGCGCTGCGCTATGCAACGTATAACAAGTTGAGCAGACCTAACTTTGGAAGGTATGCCATACGCTAAAACTAAAAGGTTATTTTAATACAATGGAACTAAAGGTAATTGTACCCACCGCCCTATCAGAGATAACGCTTGACCAATACCAACGCTTTGCGAGGTTGGAGGGCGATGAGGAGTTCTTGACCCACAAGATGATTGAGATATTCTGCGGAGTGCCTCTGGCTAATCTTCCGAATGTGCGCATCAAAGATGTGAGCCACATCAGCAAGCACATTAGTGCGATGATAAACGAGAAGCCAAACCTCACCCCAACCTTCACGATGGGTGACACCAAGTACGGGTTCATTCCCGAGCTTGACAATATCACCTATGGTGAGTTCGTTGACCTTGATGGCTACCTTCAAGACGTGCAAGACCTGCACAAAGCGATGGCGGTATTGTATCGCCCTATCACAAGCGAGGTCAAGCATCGGTACCTGATAGAGCCATATGAGGGAGCAGGCAAGTACTCGGAGCAGATGAAGCAAGCCCCGATGAATGTTGCGATGGGCGCAACGCTTTTTTTTTGGCATTTAGGGAACGAGTTACTGCAAGCTATGCTGACCTCTTTGGAGGCGAAGAATCAAACGAATACTCCAAGCAAGGACAATTCGCCAAGCAATGGGGATGGTATGCAACAATCTATCAACTTGCTAAAGGAGACATTAGGCAGTTTGCAGAAATTACACAACTTCCCATCCACCAATGCCTACACTTCCTCACCTTCGAAAAGCAAAAGCAAGAAGTTGAAAACGACCTAATAAAAAAGTCAATAAAATGAGACAGTTCTACGACATCACCACCAAACTAAAAGATACGCTTGAGGCGAATAGCCAAGTCAACGTGGTAACCACAGGGGATATTTTTGACATAGACCTAAACAAGCAGACCATCTTCCCTTTGTCGCATATTATCATCAACCAAGCAACATTTGAAGGACAAATAGTCCGTATGAATGTAAGCATCGTTTGTATGGATTTAGTGGATGAGACAAAAGAGAATCCAAGATTACAGGCAGAGCCGTTCTACGGCATCAGCAACGAGCAAAACATACTGAACACGCAGCTCGCAGTAATCAACGATGTGGTGACAGAACTGCGCAGGGGTACTCTGTACACCGACCTTTATCAGTTGGATGGTACTGCCTCTTGCGTTCCCTTTAGCGAGAGGTTTGAGAACCTGCTTGCAGGATGGACTGCAACCTTTGATGTGCTGCTTGCAAACACCGAGATAAGCGTCTGCTAAAATGGCACGGGAGGATTTGATTGCTGCGGTACTTATTAAGTTTGGCAAATATGTCATTCAACAGGCGAGGAGTAATCTGACCAAAGGCAAGCACAACTTCAACAAGACCCTTTACAATTCACTTCGGTATAGCGTGTACTACTCAAATGATAAGTTCTCAATGAGTTTCTTTATGGAGGACTATGGTGAGTTCCAAGACAAAGGAGTAAAGGGCGCAGGAGGCACAAGAAAGAGTACAAGCGCATTCAACAGGCGAAACAACAAGGGCAAGATATGGAGGCAGAAAGCACCCAACAGTCCATTTGCCTACAAGGACAAGAGGCCTCCAGTATCTGCATTTAAGGATTGGGCAGAGAGCAAGGGACTGAATCCGTTTGCAGTCCGTGAGTCCGTATTTCGGCAGGGTATTAGACCAACTAATTTCTTTACCACACCATTCAAACTTGGCTTTGCAAAATTACCGCCCGAATTAGTAGAGGCATTCAAACTAACAGAAGAAGACTTTAGAACCACCAAATGAGTACACCTGTATTTTCCACACCGAGCAGCCTTTCAATGGCAAGAAGCCCACAATTTATCACGGCAAAGAACAACGCTCTTGCGCTTGACACACTTACGGAGATGGACTTGAACTTGCGTATTCGCACGGGTGTCCTTGCTGCATCTGGGTCGTTCAACTACTCGTTGAGCAAAGACTATTCAATAAACCAAGTCATTAACTTTGAAATCAGCGACCTTGTACGCTCGGAGTTCTACCACGACTTCAGCGTATGGAATGACATAGGCTACACGCAAAGCCCACAAGGTGAGGCGTTGTGGATAGTACCCGAAGGCTCTGT